TTACGCCCGCTCGATCTGCTCCATGCAGCGGCGGAGGGCGTCGCGGGTCTTATCGTCGTCCGCGTCGCGCATCATATCATCCAGCTGCGCGCGCATATGCTCGCGGGCGTCTGTGCGGCTGTAGCGGCCCATTGCGTCGCGGCGGCGGCCACGGTAAGAGCTGCCCCGGCCGTAAGTACCGCGCATATCCGCCTCCCACTCGCCGTCGCGGGAATAGCCGCCGTCTTCAGCCATCTCGATCTTGTAGGTATTCTTGATGGAGCTCGTCAGCTTCTGGATCGCGTCCAGATCGCCCGCAGACATTTCGCGCTTGTCGGCGATTTCGTCAAGCTCTTTGCAGAGCATTTCACGCAGGTTTCTTAAATCGTACATATTGCATCCTCCTTTCACGATACGCGCTCGACGATCATATTGCTATTTGCGAAACTGATCGCCTGCGCGCTGGTGTTCTTCGCCGCTACAGTCAGGCAGCAGCCGCGCGGGACTTCCACGAATGTGGAAACGAAGATGTTGAAATAGTTCTCAACAGCCGCAGGGGTTACGGCCGCTGTGGCGCTGCTCAGAGGTTCGCCGTTGATTGCGAGCGCAGCGGTAATGGCGCCTACTGTTCCGCCTGTAGGGATAGCGATATTCGCGCCAAAGGATACGCGGAACTTCGCCTTGCATTGCTGCGTAAGCCCGCGCAGCGTAACGAGCCCGCTTCCTTCGCGATGTACGATGCACGGCTTTCCGCAAGCCGCCGTGGAGATCAGCGGGACGTTCTGCCCAGCGGCGACAGTTTGAATCCCGGATGATGTAAATTCAGCCATAAAATCATTCCTTTCATAAAAATACAGCGGCGGGACGATTGCCCCGCCGCGTTGCTATCGAGTATCGGCAATGGGGCCGACCATTTTCGTGAGGCCACGAAAAAGCTCTACGATGTGGAGTTGTTACGCGCAGTTGCCGCAGCCGTAGTTGTAGCCGCTGTTGCAGCAGTACGGATTCGCGACAACATAGGCCGGGCTGGGACTCGGGCGAAGCGTGGAAACAAGGTAATTGTTCTGTGCCGCCTGCGATGCTGCCAGCTGGTAGCCGAAAAGCTGCTGGTTCTGCTCGGCAATCTTCGCGTCCTTCGCCGCAAGCTCCTGCGCCGTCAGACGCTGGTCGATGCTGCGGAAGCCGCAGTTCATGGCATCGATGATGTCGCGCGTGGTGTTCTGCACGGTGTTGCGGGTGTCGCACGCCTGCGTCGCCATGTCATAGCGTACCTGGGCGATTGCAGCGCGGTTTTCGCAGCAGCACTCCTGTGCCTGCATCGCCATGTTGTTCAGCTGCTGCATAAGCGCGGCCTGCTGGTTGCAGCGGGAAAGCTCGGCCTGAGCAAAGCCGCTTGCCATCGCCATGTTGGTGCCGTTGACAAGCTGCGCCTGCTGGTAAAATCCGTCGCAAAGTCCCTGATTTACACTGTCGATCTTGCGCTCGATGTTGGAGAAGTCAGAGGCCAGCACATAGCCGTCTACAACGCCGCCGGAATTTCTGCCGTTGTTGCCGAATCCGTTTCCATTTCCGCCCCAGCCGCAGAAAATGGCAAGGAACAGGATGATGATCCACCAGCCATTATCACCGCCGAAGCCGCCCCAGCCGCCACCTGTCATGCCGGTAGGCGCGACGGGCATTGTCATGGTCGGGGAGCCGTCATTCAAACTCATATTTTTCATTCCTTTCGTAGATTCAAAAGATTTATCTCAATCGTGGCCACGATTTTGATCGTTCAACTGTTCGGAATTCCCGAACTATTGCAGCAGCTGCCGGAATTGCCCCGCCACCTGCTGTAGCTGATTCAACTGCTGCTGCGAGATTTTCCCGCTTTGCACAAGCTTTTCGATCTCTGCTTTTGGGTCACCCTGAAAGCTGTTCTGGAATTGCCGGAACTGCTGTATCATGTTTTGGAACTGCCCCATCCGGCCTGGCATCTGTCCGCCGCCGAGGGCCTGAAACAGGGGATTAGCCATCGCTTTCAGCCTCCTTTGTCTTTCTCGCCGGTCTGGCGCTGGGGGCCGTCAGCTTGGCTACCAGCTCGTCAAACTCCTTGCGCGTCACGTATTCCTCACTCATGTCCCTTCGCGGCGCTGCGGGCGTTATAACGGCCTGTGCGCGCTCTACGAGATCGTAGGTTGTCATGGCCGGTTTCCCGCTCGCGTCGGCCTTTTTCACGTACACGACAGGCGCATTCATATCCCACAATGTAACGGCGTTGTTAGGCGCGACAATGAAGTCGTTCGCCGCCTGCTCGTTCGGAACCCAGATGATCGACTGGTTCTGCGGCTGCTGTGGCTGCGGCTGATAAGCTGGCATCTGCGGCGCAGGCTGATACTGCGGACGCATCTGCATTTGCGGCTCCTGCATCGGCGGCATGGGCGGCTGATTGTAAATCGGCTGCTGATACACATACGGCTGCTGTCCAAACATTAAGCTTCCTCCTTTGCCCAGTAGAACAGCGGGATCTCATTGCCGCTGTCCCATGTATCGAAATAGCTTCCGTTCTCCGCGCAGACCACATGGCTTGATAGAGCCAGCACGTACACGCCGCGCGGATGATCTGCGCAGAAATCCGCGACGGTATAGCAGTCCGGGCACGTGTTCGGGATTACGTTCCGGGTAAAGCCCTGCTGCCGGAGGTAAGCGCTCCATACGCTGTTTGCGCTCGGCAGATCTCCCATGATGAGTCCTTGCAGGCACAATCCGATATACACCTCGTCCCAGCTCTTCCCGGTCGCCTTTGCGATAGCCCGGACGGTGCAGTCCCCGACCTTCTGCCCGGCGGGATTTGGATTAAAATAAGAAAAGCCCATACCGAACACTCCTTTGTGTGTCCAGTATGGGCTTTTTTACGGCTTCTTGTGCCTCAGTTGTGTATCAATTTGGTTCAAAATTTAAGCCCGTGGTTATTCCACGGGCTTAGTTTTTGTTATCGTTCGTTCACAGCCAGAATCTCTGCCGCCATCGCGGCCACATACGGCGGGCATCCCCGCCGCCCAGCGCACCAGTCCTGCACGGTGCGCAGCGGGATTCCAAAATACTGCGCGAAGCCCGTCTGCGTCAGGCCGTGCTGCTTAATCAGCTCCGGGATCGTGCAGTGCGTGCCGTCCCAGATCCCGCCGAGCAGCGCCAGCCGCTCCGCCGGAATCTCTTCGTCTTCGGCGTCGCCCCAGACGCTCGATAGCGCCATATCGGAAATGTATGCTTCGCGGTCGGCGTATGCGTCGGTTTCGGTGTAGAGGGCGAAACGAATAAAGGGTGTGAGTTTCATCGGGATTCCTCCTTGCTTTTCTTTGCGGACTTCTTCTTTTCCAGGTACTCTTCTTTGTTTTCTGCATACCACTGCTGCCACCGCTCTTTGTATTGCTCGGTATGCTCCTGATAATGCAGCGCAGTAAGCTGCCGGGCTCGGATACGCAGGCATTCCTCCGAGCAGCATTTGTCACGCGCCCCATCCAGCGGGAACGGCTTGCCGCACACAATGCAGTTCGCTGTTGCGATGGCTCTGGAATCAGTACGGGCCCTTCTCTGCTCCGCACCGCCGTTGTAAAAGCGTTCGAGGCAGTATTCGTTCGTGCGCTTTTTGGCGCAGTCCGGGCAGTAACGCTGCAAACCGCCCTCTACAGTGTATTCGGCTCCGCAGCGCTCGCAGATATCCTTTGAGCCGATGGGGCGGGTTTTGCCCGCCGCCTTTCGCTTCCTGCATTCTGCGCGGGCAATCCGTTTTCGCGCTTCGCTGCAATCCGGGCAGTAAAATGAGCGCGTACCATATGTTTCATAGCTCTTCCCGCAATCCGCGCAAACCTTTGTGCGAAGGGCTCTCACTGGAGTCCTTCGGCACTTTTGGCATCTTGTATCGCGCGAGAATCCTTCGAAGTGCGCACCGCACTGAGAACAGATGCGATCCATCGATCAGAAGCAGTACGCGCTGATGGGCTGACCGTCGATGCGGACGGTGGCGAGTGTATCGTCGCTGAAATCGGGATAGTCAGCGTCTTCAATGCTGTCTGCAAGTTCGTCCAGTGTGTAGCCAAAGTACACGCAGAATGCATCGCCCAGGCAGGCATCCATATCGCGGCAGAGGATCGCGGACTGTTCTTCCGTGTCACCAGCCTCGGTGGCAATGGCAGTGCAAGCAATGAGTTCGTAACGGTTGTTGATGATCTTGGTTTCCATGATGTACCTCTTTCCGGCTTTCGCCTTGTTTTATCTTATGGCCTTATTATACACGCAATGCGTGTAAATGTCAAGAGGAAAATGAAAATTTTCTTAAAAATAAGCGCCGATTTCTCGGCGCTTATCTCAGTTATACAGTTTGCTGGATGTCCGCTGCATCTCCCGCATGATCTCCGGCAGGCGGCGCTGGACCGTGGCGCGGCCCAGGAACATCTCTGTCGCAACGTCGACCTGCGGGAGCTTGTCGACAAAATAGAGCTGCGCGATCTTCTCATTTTCCCGGCCAAGATTGGCCTGATAGATCACGGCCTCCATATCCTTGCGGGTCAGCCTGCCCAGCTCTGGCGGCAGCTTGGCCCGCGCCTGCGGCGACATAGGCTTTGCCCCCTTACTTTTCCTTGTGCGTCAATACGGCGATATTGCCCTTGTTGCTCACTTCGAGATCCAGCGCGGCGGCGATATCGCGGACTTTTACGTAGTTTGTGCCGTTCTTCAGAATGCGCTCGACGGTGACTTCCTTTCCGTCGACGATGATCTTGCTCTTTTCTACCATTTCGGTTTCCTCCTCTGCATTTTTTCCATCTTCGAGGGCCATCACGGTATGGCCCTCGCTTACCAGTACGTCCCCGCGCAGGAGATTCGCGTCCGTCGTCAGATACTTGCTGCCGGTCAGCAATTCAAAATCGCCCGTTGCGGGCCAATCGTGCAGCATACAGTAGGTGGTGCAGCTGTTGCCCTGCCGACGGTAGAGCGCTTCTACCGACGCGCAGCCTGCGGCCACGGCGCAGAGCATCATGAGCGCGGAGCAGTCCGTCTCCACTGGCTTTGTGATCCTGCTCACGTCCCAGCCGACGGCTCTGGCTGCCTCATACGCCGTGTTCCTGTTGTCCATGTCGTAGCCGATGTTCCGGTTCTTAATGGCCGCCTCGCACGTCTGCGCGGCCCGCTCGGCCTTTTTGCGGCTCTTGTAGCGCAAGATGCCGAGCCAGCGGCCATTGTACCAGTTGGAGATATTCAGCTCCCGCCCGGTCTGATTGCCGGGCTGCTGATTGCGGCCGCCCGTCTCGCCGAGACTGGCCTGCCCGATCTTGATGCTCATTTCTGCGCATCCTCCTTCGTGGCGTTGTCAATCGCGTCCTGCGCTTTCTGGCTCTGTGTGCCAAAGTAAAACGCGATCACGACGGTATACACCATCATAAAGTCCTGCGAGATTTTCCCGGCGACTGCCATGTACGCAAATACCGCCGTCAGCACCAGTGTGACGATAGATTTGACGCTCAGCAGATTGCCGAGCCGCTTCTTGATGTTTTCCATATGTATGCTCCTTTCAGTCCTTTGTTTCGCTTTCGCTTCTCGTCGCAACCGCGTCAGAGATTGCGAGGTTCGCACGAAGCATTGTATCTTCCAACTTTGTCAGGGCGATACTTCTATTCCTTCCCGCCGGGAGCTGCATGATGAGCGCTTCCGCTTCTTCAAGCTTCCCCCGAATGCTTTCCGACAGGTGTTTATCCATCGGTTCAAAATTCACTCGCTTATACATATTGTGTACCCCTTTCGTTATTCTACCGGATCATTCTTTTTTGCAAAAACCCGCTTGAAAGCAAGCAGGCCAAGCTCTGTGATGGTTGCCCAACCTGTAAATCCGAGCACGTCGGACAGGTCTACCGACGCGCCGAGCTCCGGGCTGCGGATGACTGCAATTAGGACGGCGACGGTTTTCAGAGCGCAGGCCCAGACAATTACCGTCGTGATGAGCTGGAGCAGATACAACACAATGGTTCGCGCCATTTCGCCCTTGCTCCACTTGCCTTTTACCCGCATATCTGCCTCCCAATTTATTGCGCACTGCTATGTCCGCATTGCGCCTCCAGCTGGTGCAGGAATTTTTTCACGTCGCCGTTCCCGCCCATCTTTTTATACTTCTCTCCGGCGATCAGACGCTCGGCCATTGGCATTTCCTCGCTCATGATCGTAAGGCGGAGGATTGCCAGATACTGCTCGTCCTGATGCTCCTGCATTTTACCGAGCTTTTTGTCGATCTCGGCTAGATGCGCCTCCTGCGATGTGGCCTTGCCGCTCTTTTTCTGAACCGCGCTGACGATGGCATTGACTACCGCCGTCAGCGCGGATGAGCCAAGCGCGGCGCAGGCGAGGGTGACGATGATGGTTTTGGTGTCCATTTTTCTGTACCTTTCTCTTTTATTTGCCGGGCTAATCGTCCGCCATTTTGATGTAGGTGGTGGTATCGCTGGAATAGCTGATCGTCGGCAGCGTCGTGCCGCCGAGGACGGCGTAGAGGGCCGGGTAGACCGTCCGATTGAAGGTTGAGCCATCGCACGCGTGCCACGGGGCGGATAGGACGCGGACGGTTGTGAGGGTATCGCCGACGCGGTAGTTCGGTTCCGACAGCTTCCCGAATGCCTCATTTACCATCGGGTTCGCCGGTGCGTCGCCCGCTCGCCAGATCTTTGCAGCGCTCTGTGCCGTCAACAGGTTCCCGGCTGTGAGCGGCGTCCCGGCCTCCAGCGGCTCGTCCTCCGGGCGAAGCCATACGTACCTCAGGAGGCTTCCGTCCGCGTCATACACCCCGTAGCGGACGGCCCCGTTTGCGAGATCGTTTGTGCCGATTCTATCCCGCATGGCTATTCCTCCAGCGCCTTGATGTAGGCATTGCTTCTTGTGTCCGTCCCGATGGTAGGGATTTCTTTTCCCGCCGCGCTATAATCGCAGTACGCCAGCCCATTCGATGATATGTATGCCGCCTCCCCGTCCGGCGATAGTGCAATACTGTCGACGCTGCTCCCCAGTACGTCTCCATATACCGGGCCGGATGCTGGAGCGCTGATCGCAATGATCTTTTCCGCTCGATCAGCACTTTCAGATTCGCTTGCGGTTTCTGAAAGCACCAAAAGCCCGTTTTCGTATTTGCCGTTCGTATAGTTGTCGAGCGAGTAGCTATCGGTTTTGTAGGAAACTACCTTCCCGTTTTCCCACGTTGCACCGTAGTCCGCAGAATACCTGTATACCATATATCCGCTATACATCGTGGTTCCCGCACCATAGAAAGCAGCGTTCACCAGTGCAAAAAAAGCAATTATATTTGCCCCACAATGGTAAGCTGACATCAGGGCGTGATAGGTGTACGTCGACGGCTGGTTGAAGGACGGAGTTAATTCTTTGATGTTTACGCTGCTGACTGCCTCCCACGTCGGGTTGATCAGGGTTTTTGCCTTTGAAGTCTCCAGTATGCCGCTGGTGCTACAGTTCAGCTTGTAAAAGCAGTCCTTTTCTTCGGCGTAAAATACAATTCCGCTGATAAAATCTGGGATGCTTACTATTTCCTTTGTTGTTTGGTTTACGTAGCTGGCACTTACTTTTCTTCCCTTGTAATTGTTATAGGCTCCGTATTCGCCTCTTACTACGTAGATATACAGAACGTTTGGCGTAATAAACATCTTCAGTCCAGCGCTTCCAGGCAGGCCGCCGCTTGCATATAGCGCAAACGGCGTATCGAGGCTACGTGTTGTGTACACTCCGTTTGCCTCTGTGGAGTCTCCGGAAAAAACAGCGTAATAAGTGCCGTTTGCATACTGCACATCCGATACCAACGAGAGTCCGGGCGGCATATCCGCCTGCTGCGTCCACGTCCCCAAATCGGGCGATATCCAGAACTTTCTGTCGTGTAGGCCGACCCATTCCCCATTCAGATACCACACAAATCCAGGTTGAATATTCGATGACTTCAACGCCCACGGAAGCGGCGCGGCAGAGCTTCTGAGCACAGAAAACAGTTTTGGATACTGCTCCTGTGATACAGTGCGCCCGTCGCACGGGAGCCATGCGTCGGAGAGGTCTGTGCGGGCGGTGATAGCGATGTCGCCGACTTTGGCCGTACCCTCCGAAAGCTTGCCGAGCGCGTCGTTGACTGTCGGGTCCTCCGGCCTCGTGGTTGCGTTCGGCCAGAGCTTGGCGGCAGTGGTATCGGACAGGAGATTCGCCTTGTTGAGGGGCGTTCCCTCGACGGTAGGCGCATCCTCGCGCTTGAGGTATTCGTAGTGATCGAGCGTGCCGTCGGCGTTATACACGCCGTAGCGGATCGCGCCGTTGGCTAAAACCTGTGTTGGCTGCCTATCTTTCATGTGAGTAATCCTCCTGCGGCGCACTCCGCCGCGCCGGTGTGGCGAAAAGATTTTGCAACGTTGACGATTAAGTCTTCGCAGAGTTTCAGGATGCGCTCGATGTTGTTTGCATCGGTGTAGGTCAGGCGGCCCAGCTGCGGCGCGTCCGGCGTTCCTTCTGGGTATGCCAGTGCGTCCCGGATGGACTGCACCTGCCGCCGGTATTCCGCCGCCTGCGAGGCCGTTATAATGTCCGTTACGGCCCAATCGGTTTTAGCCGTCCACGTAATGCTCTTCCCGCAGATCGAGGCGAGTCGCCCCGCCAGATGGTTCAGGGCTGTTCCCACGCGGTTCAGATCGGAAGCGTTATACGCGCCCTTCATCCCGGTCAGCCATTCCGCCTGCTCGGCTGCCGTCATGGCCGCGAACCCCTTCGCCGCCAGCTCCCGCACCCGCTCCACGTCCGCCTGCGTCCGATTGGTGATGAGGGTATCGATAATCGTGCTCATACACCCACTCCTTTTGTGATTGCGTAAAGGCCCCCATCAAATGTTAGCGCGAGGCCCGTTTGCACCGCGCTCTCATTCTGTCCGAATGCGTCCGAAATTTTGATCGTGTCCCCGGTTTCGAGCGCCGGGTTGCACCGGTTTTTTACGCTATAGATTTTGCGGCGGTTGTACTGTGCCAGCAGCCACGCAGCGACGCGTTGATAGTTTTCTGGGGCCACGCACGGATTGCTGATGCTCTTGATGTTTTTTCCGCTCCCGGCTGTTACCGTTTCGTCGACGCTATCCGAGTAATCGCTCTTGATGTGCAGCTCCACGCAGTCAACTGCTTCCGCGATGCTCACGCCGTCGTAATCATACAGTTCATCCGGTGTTATGGCCCCGCGCACAGTGCCGGAAGACAGCTCCGCAATATGCAGATCCCCGGCTCGATCAAACCACACGGAACACATGGCCGCCTGCGCCAGCAGCCGGATCGCTTCCCGGCGCGTTGTTTTTCTGGGAATTGCGGGAACAACTGTTCTTTCTGCCACATTGCCGCCATAGATTACCGTGATATCATAGCCGGTCAGGACGGCGGCGACCGCCGCTTGCAGTTCGCACGCGGTAGCGCTCCCTGATTCATATGTCGCCCGTTCGAGCGCCGCAGCCATATCGTTGCCTACCAGCTGCGCCGTTACGCCGGAATTTGTTGCCGTTACCGACGTAAAGAAAAATTCGCCGACATCGACGTTTTCTCCGTTTACGATGCACTTTGCCAGAAGCTTTTGCCCCTCCTGAATCACCGCAAAAATTCCTTCCGGATTGAGGATGTTGTATCTGTGATCAGCGTTATCGAATGTAAAGGATATCTGCCTCGACGGGAAAGCATCGCAGGAAACGGACGCTTCCTCCACGATCTGTACATTTGCCAGGCTATCGTTTTCATATGTTTCTGTCAGGCCGAAATCGATCTGCCGCAGCCTTGCCCGTGTTTTCGGCAAGTACGTCTTATCGAACTGAAGCGTCAGCCTTGTGTAATTTGCCGCTGGCAGGCTGATGTTCTGCCGAACCTGTGTGATTGCTTTCGTTGCGGCTGCAATCACGGCGTTGTCGCTTTCGTATGCGGTTAGTGTGATCTGGGCCGGATACTGCTGCATTTTATCATCGAAAAGCAGCGACCAGCCTACGGTTGATACCGGCGCGGAGAACTCAAAGGTGATGGTACTGTCCAGCTCCGCATTTTCGTCCGAAACTTCCCCGCTCCACCAGCCTGTTTGCTGCCCTTCAAATCCGTCATTTGGGATATCAATTGTGCCATCCAGCATCCATCGATTCAGCTCCAGCCCGGCAAACTTCCCGGATATGGTTTCGTTTTCGCTGATTGTCTCGCTTGCTTTGGTCCCCGGCGCAGAATCCGATGCTGAAACCGTTCCGTTCTTTTTTGCGGACGGATCGACGAGGTAACACCGGACGAGCATTCCAATATCCCGGACGGCAGAAAACGGCGTAAATCCACTTGATACCTTTTGCATCAGTCCACCCCTTGCTGCGTTGCGGTGATGGTCACGCCGCACCATTGGGAAACCCCGTCCTCATCGTAAATAATGGCCTTGTATTCCGGCTGACTGAACAGGAAATCCCGTGTTTTGTCGCCATCAACGTCCGGGTACGTCACGCTTAAAACGTGCCTGGAGTTTATCATGCTCCGCAGCATCCTGAGGTCCGTGACAGAAAGCCATCCAGTCGGGATCTTCAATTCGTTTTTTATGCCGATGATATCCATAACCGTCTTCCCGGACGCCATTGTCGCGGTTGCGCCGATATCCTTCGGCTGAATCGTGAACACGAGATCACGCAGAAGGGTGACTGTGTTTGTGCCGTCCGTGATTTTAATTCTACGCAAGTGACACACCCCTTTGCAGAATTTCGCCTCGCAGCGGGTCAAACAGTACCCGCGCCAGCGTTTGGCCGTCAACGACAAGATTCACCTGTGTCAGCGGGTTCGGCTGATTGTTGGCAAGCAGACCGTTCACAACACCGACGGAGGACTTTGCCGCGCCGGACACGGAGAAGGATGTTGTGCCAAAGGTCATTTGATCCTCGATATTCTTCCGAACGTCAGTCATTTCGCGGTCAAAGCCTTGTCCAAGTCCTTCTGCCATGTAGCCGCCGATTCCGGCGAAGACTTTAGACGGGGACGCAATACCGAGGATGCTCTTGACACCGCTTACAAGGCCATCGACCATATCGCTTACCGTCCGCTTTAGGCTCTCCCACATATGCAGAAATCCGTTTTTGATACCGTCAACGATATTTGTTCCGATGCTGCCCCAATCGTATCCGAGAAACGTATCTACAATCGATTTGATTATCGTTGGGATCGACATGACAAGATCCGGGATTGCGCTAATAAGGCCCTCAATAAGCGCCATAATGATTTGCGGGCCGGACATGATGATTTGCGGAAGATTGTTAAGAATCCCCTGTACAATCCCGATAATAAGCTTTGGCGCAGCCGCAGTAAGCTGCGGAATGGATTTAATCAGGCCATCAATCAGCGATTTAACAAGTTTTGCGCCGGATTCGATGATTTTGGGGAAGTTTTCAGTAAGCGCGGTGATGAGATTTGTGATAATCTTGGGAGCCACCTCAAGCAGCCTCGGGACGGCATCAATGATCCCGTCCGCCAGAGCGAGGATGATCTCAAGCGCCGCATCTATCAAATTCCCGAGATTTCCAGGGTCGGTCAGCGTCTCAGCGATTTTGATGATTGCTTCTGTTGCCGCCGGGATCAATTCCGGAAGCGTCTCCGTAATGCCTTGTACCAGAGAGATAATAACATCTATACCGGTTTGAATGATTTCCGGCAGAAGCTCGACTATGGCCGGAACGAGAATCCCAATTGCCGTCGGCGCGATATCGCCCAGAACGGTAAGGATCTCCGGGAGCGCGGACATAAGCCCGGTAACCAGATTTGATGCGCCCTCAATAAGCGAGGGAAGGGTGGATCCGAGTATGCCCGGAAGCTGCGTGCTTACGGTTACCATCAGCGTAGTAATCGCCTCCACAATGCGCGGCAAAAGCTCCTGAATGCGCGGGATCAGGTTATTGCCCGCAACGACAATGGAATCCGTGAAGTTGCCCACGAGAGTTCCGAGATTCTGATCCGGGTCGGCGAGGCCGGTCACGAGGTTCTTCCATGCGGCTTTTACCATACCGAACGAGCCTTGAATTGTGGACGCGGCTTCTTTTGCGGTCGTGCCGGTGATGCCCATTTCGGTCTGCACGACATGGATTGCATCTACGATATCCGCATAGCTGGAAATATCGTATTTGATACCGGAAATTTTCTCCGCATCTTCAAGGAGGCGCTGCATTTCGGCCTGCGTGCCGCCGTAGCCGAGCTTGAGGTTATCAAGCATCGTATAGTTTGCTTTTGCGAAGCCCTGATATGCATTTTGGATTAAAGTCATGTCCGATCCCATTTTGTTGGCATTATCGGACATATCAGTCAGCGCCAAATTTGCTTTTTCTGCCGCTGCACTGGTATCCCCATCGAGAGACTGCAGCAGGGATGCAGAAAAGCTTGTCACCGTCTCCATGTACTCATTCGCAGACAACCCAGCGGTTTTATACGCGTTGTTTGCGTACTCCATGACTTTATCTTGGCTATCCTTAAAAAGCGTCTCCACGCCGCCGACGAGCTGCTCATAGTCTGCGTATGCCTGGACCGCCTTTGTGCCGATCGTGCCGATTGCCGTCGCCGCTGCCGTCACGCCGACTACCGCAGCCTTGCCGACAGTAGCAAGGCCGTTTTTAATCTTCTCGCCGAGGCCGAATGTTTTCTTCCCGGTTTCGTCGATGCCCTTGTCTGCCTCGGACGTATCGGCGCCGATTTTTACAAAAAGTTCAAACAGATTCATCTTTGGATTTTTTCACCTTCAATCCGCACCGGCGTACAACGTCGGCGGTGATCTCCTCACAGGTTCGGTTATCCTGCGGCTTCGGGCTGATAATGTCGGTGTACTTTGCCTGCACAAAGCTTCCGCCCGCGAATTTCGCTGTATTTTCCGTGATCGTGCGCATACACTCCGCCGCATAAATGCGAAAGGCTGACTCCTCGTTCTGCCGCTTTATTAAAATCGGCAAAAGGCGAATCAGCCCTCCGGCGCTTATTTTTGGAGCTGCCAGAAGCGCAAGCGTTACGCTTTCGCCTCCGACGCGCACGATTTGAAAAAATCAGTGAGATCTTTGTCCTCTGCCAGTTCCCGGATCTGCCGCATTGTAACGAGAACGTTCTGCTCCAGGATCGCGTCAACTGTCACGCTGTTTACCACAGCCAGAATGCTGAACGCGTCTTCTCTATGCTTTTTCAGGATCAGCGGGATCCACTGGCCGATGCGCTGCACGCCGATTGCGTACCTCTCGCCGACTGTCTGCGGCTTTTCGTCGTCTGTCAGCTTTTTCAGGCTTCCCCTGAGTTCTTCGTCCGACACGATGTTCAGCGCGTATACGCTGATTTCGCAGAGGACATCTGCCGCCTTATCGGTGCTGAATTCCGAAAGTTTCATATCGGCCTCCTATCAGGTTTCTGCCGTACCGGCCTTGATGTACAGCTCATACGGCACAACATCCTGCTTTGAGATCGAGTAATGCGCGGTGTACTCAAACGCCATCTGTCCCTTGCCCTTGTCGGCGGTTTTCAGCTGGAATCCTCCGGTAGAAAGTGCATTCATCATGCGGATCGCGATAAACCCGCCGTTATTCGCGCCGTTCTTGTCGGAGTAGTCTCCAACAATCCAAATGTCAGAAAAATCAGCACTTGATAGGTCGCGGCGCGGGACGACCTTGGTTTTGTCCGCGCCGTCGATGTCCGCCGCCGCCATCAGAGATTTTGCAGACGTGGTGGTTACCGTTACAAAAGTACCGGAGCACTTCACTTCTACATCATCCTGCCGCTTCAGCTCCATGGTGTTCTTTGGGCAGTTGTCCACGTCTTCGCCGAAGTCGGTATATGTGGGCGTCGCCGTGAGTGTAATGCCTCCGGTGGTAGCGCCCAGCTGATTTTCTGGTTCAAACGCACCGGTCGCCGGTGTGAAATCGCTCAGAATTACACCGGCGTTGATTTGTAGCTGCTTGAAGGTATCAGCAGGTATTTTTGTGAATTTCGCCATGAAATCAGTCCTTTCAGTTTGCGGTGATGTACTCGCCTGTAATGTTCAAGTACCGCCGCTTGATATTTGCATCAGAATCGTCCCGGACGTTCTGACACCACGGAGATCCGCGCTTGATCCAGATTGCGCCGTCGTCACACGGCACAAACACGCCGCCCAAGCCAATAGCGTCCGAGATTTCCTGCGCTTTCGCGTTCGGTTCTGCTTCCTGCGTTGTGTAGTACCAGAGATTCACCGTCAGGCCGATTTCTCCGCTGTCCCACGCGCCTGTGATCAGTTCATAGGTCAGCCACGGGAAAACGGCGTCGTCCGGCACGCTGGACGCGGGATAGGCCGTCAGGAATTGTGAGAACCACGCGTGCAATGCTTTGTCTTTTGTCATGTTGGCAGTGCTTTCTTTTCAGCAGTGAAGTATTTCAGGGCAAAGCTAGCGGACTTCGGCGTCTGTTTGTCCTTCGGCTCGGACGTGACGCGGTACGTCTCGCCGGTCGTCTTGTCGCGGAAGAAGTCGTTATAATCGATTGGTACGGCTTTTTGCACAAGCACCGAGTAAACGCTTGTCACGCCCTCTTTCTCCGCTCTGCGCGCCTCCATGGACGTGTCAAGCGCCTGATAGTTCATAAACTCCGCGCCATCCGTCCATGTGGTGATATATCCGCCCGCTCCATCCGGTGTGCGGCTTTTTTCGAGCAGCACGCACGGGCGGGCAAAATCATCAAGTAAGCTCATATCAGATCTTCCTCCACTGGTTCATGCGCGATTTGAACGTCGTCTGCCATGTCACAGTCCCGCTCGCGGTCGTGCTTCCGCTTGATCCCTTCGAGTAGCTATACCCGCCGAAGCTTTCCGAGGTGAACGGGCTTGCTGCTGCGTCGCCGTTTTTCTCCTGCCACGCTCTGATTTCAGCTTCGAGGGCGAGGACAGAAGAGGGGACGGCCATCGGCCAGATGGAGCCGTTGAAAGTCTCATCCGCCATCCCGTAATCCGGGTACTGGTGAACGCCGTCATTGAAGATAGAACCGACGATCCGGAAGAATTGCCCTTCTTGCAGGAACGGCAGCGCAATGCTGCCGTTTTCTACTGTGTACGTTCCGCTGATCCGATCCGTTTCAAACCAGTTCCGCAGAACCCCGCACAATTCGGTAAGCATTGCGCTGCCGCCTCCTTACTTTGCCGTTACCGTAGCGTTGCCTGCCTTCTGCGCCTTATAGGTCGCGTCGGCCTCAACAACAGTGATCTTCTTGCCCGTCGCTGCCGTGACATCGGACTTGCCGTCCCACGTCGACCACGTTCTGACGTTCTGGCAGTAGGTGATAGTCTCAGCCGAATCGCCTACCTTGTACTTGTAGACGTTTCCGCTTGCTTCCTTCGCGGGCGTGACCGTGATCTTCGTTTCGCCAGTTGCGGATCCGGCTGCCGAAGTAACGGTCAGCGTGCCGAGCGTCGGCGTTTCGTCGATATCCGCAACTGCGATGCCGTCCTGGTACTCCGCAAACAGGGTGAGCCCCATGATCGCAAAGGACTCGGAGACGGCAGTGGAGTAATTGCCCTGCACGTGGAAACCGACAAGGTTCGTTTCGCCATCTGTTCTGTAGTCAAGACCGGCACGGGCGAAATCGCTGTCAGCCGGGTCGATATAGTACAGAACGATGTTTTCAACTGGCGTCGCGATCACGCGGCCGCGCTTGATCTCATCGTCGGACAGCAGGAAAACCGTGCTGTAGCCCATGAAATTCTTGATGTACTGGAATCCGAACTCGGTCTGAATGGTGATGTCTGCGCCACCGAGGTAATCGTACAGATCCATCACGTTCACGAAGCCAACAACGTTGGTCGCGGTGCGGTGCATCTGCTTGAACTTGTTGATAACAGCGCCCTTCGCCATCGCAAGCGCGCGCTGCCAGTTGGTTTCGCTGACGATCAGCATACCGGTATTCAGGTAGTCGTAGAACCGGTTCGTGACGTTGGTTTGAAGCTCATACAGGAAAGCTTCATCGGTCATCGCGACTGCGACGTCATATCCGTATTCCTTGATTGCCTCGATGGAGACCGCCTTCGCGTACTTTTCGACGTTGATGTTCGCATAGTCCTTCTCGATGACAGTAGCTTTGGAGTAGGGAATCTCTTCACCCTCACCGACGCTCTGCGCGAGAGTCACGCTTGCGGTCTTGGATTTCAGGACGGTGCCCGGCTGCTTTTTGATGGGGCGCATAATGCCGAGAATGTCGCGCAGGTGCTGCCAGTTCCGCGCAAAGCGGGTTACAAAATCGATTTCACGAGCGGTTACCTGAACGTCGCTCGTCATGGTCAGGTTGTTTTTTGCTGCCATATTATTCTTCCTTTCCGAACAAATTGAGATTTGCGGCAATTGCTGCCTGCCGTTCAGACGCGTCCCTGATTTTGAAGATGTCGTCCCGGCTCATAGCGCCGCCGTTGTTTGCGGGCGGGTCTTTGGTGTCCGCGCCCTTCTGTTTCGTGGTAACAACGAAATCTGCCCACTCTTCCTTGATGGACTTCTTCAAATCATCGGCGTTCTTGATCTTGCCGTCTTCCAATTCAACCGTAGAAAGATCGGTGACCTTCAAAACCGAATCAATTCGTTTTTCGCTGATACCCGCAGACTTCAAAAGTTCCCGATACGCGGATTCCTTCGCGCTCTTGGTTTCCTTCTGCATCTGCTCTCTTTTGTAGTCGTCAAATTCCTTTTTGACCTTATCGTGCTTATCCTTCCATCCATCGTCGCCTTTGGCTTTCAGGTTTTCAAGCTCCGCCTGTACTCCGGGGAGCTTTTCAGCGTCTGCCTTATACCGTGCAAGGTCGTTTTTCAGCCCGTCGACGGTATCGGTGTGCGCCTCAATGATCGTATCTATCTGCTCTTCTGTAAGCCCCATGCCCTTCAGGAGCTTTCGCGTCAGTGCCATGTTCTATCTTCCTTTCCCTTGTCGGCGGTGCTTTGCCGCGACAGAACAAAAAATGTGGCAACAGTCATTTCTTTGCTGTTACCACACTTATACCGTATATTTATGGCTCTGGGACGCAATCTTTATCCGTTTTTCATCTCATCTTCGACGATTTTCCGGTATTGCGCCGCATGATCCGCTGCTGCGGGCTTCAAATACGGCTGTGCTTTGTTTCCAGCCGTCCAGTGCCAGTTCCCATTCGCATCCTGATACGCCCACGGCGTAGGTCTCCCACCCGGATAATACTTGCCGGTTCCGAGTTCGACGTATGCGGCATATTCCGTGTCACTTCCGATGTATGCAGCCGGTTCCCCTTCATCTACGCGGTGCGTGATACTGTTCCTCAGATTGCCGGTGTCCACCGGGCAAAGCCGCTTTGCATACTTTTCGGCCGTCATGCCGATCTTTTCTAGGGCGCGAATCAGCGCGTCGTGCATAGCAGACTTCACTTCTTCGGAGTTGTCGATAAATTTAACGTCCATTTTTCTTTTTCCACCCTGCCCATTCAGCATAGCTCATATTCTCAATCAGCTCATTCCGTCCGGTCGCCTGGTTCCTGGCGCGGCGCTTGCCTCCGGAGGCGTTGATTCCTTCAATCTCGGATACCAGCGTGCAGCGGCAGTTATAGATTTCGGACGGTGGGCCGTTTGGGTCGCCTGGGTATCGGCAACCGTTGGAAAATTTCTTGTCGTTGTCGACGATTTCTCCGTCGAGCATGGCGTGGGAGTGGCGGGTTCTTCCATCGAGCGTCGCCATCCATTGTTTTCTGCACTTGATTCCCATTTTCTCGGCAGCATAATAGGAATCCAGACGTCCGGCGTTCTGTGCGCCGGTGACGGCTGTGCGGGCCGTCCGGATGGCGCTGTCGCGGTTCATGGTGGTAATGCGGCTTTGCAGATCATCCGCCATGCCTTTGATGCTCCGGCCCAGCAAAATGGAACTGGTTACGCTGGCCGTGATCTGCTTTTTCCCGTATGCAAGATCTATCCCGCGATTGAGCGCCCGCTTTTCCGGATAGTACGGCATAAGCTCCGGCTGCTCGGAGATCAGGCGCTTCACGGTCTGTTCGTCCCAAATGTCGAAGCCGACATCGCCGGTCACCTGCTCAATGGTGTACGCCGCGAAATTCCGGTTCAAACTGTAAATGCCGGGCGTTGCATCGTTGACGTAAGCAACGGCGGTCACGTTGGCGTTTGTCATGCGCTCTGCGACCTTATCCCGTAGCGCCTCAAAGCGCCTTCCACGCCCGATCTGCGCAAGCCGCCATTGCTTGTATTGATCCTCCGAGATCTCCCCGGCTTCCATGCGCGCCTTTTCCACCGCGTCACGCGCTGCAAATTTGCCGAAGTAATCCCTGATCGTATCCGTCAGATCGTTATACGCTTCCCTATATATCGCAGCAATCCGCTTTTCAAGCTTCGCGAGCTCTGCGTCGGTCATTTTCTGCCCGACGGTGTTGCTTGTGCTCATACGCTTCTATCCGCCTTGCCGAGCACGGCGCAGACGAGGGTGACGATGATTGCCTTGGTGTCCATGGCTATGTACCTTCTTCCGTGATCTTCTTCCACCCGTCCGGGTTAACGGATGGGTTCCAGACGTTGGCGGCGAGCAGGGATTCGTAGAGCTCGTCCTGCCACCAGCCTTTTTCGCCTTTGGAGAATGCAAGGCCGGCGGTGATGGTCTCGGGGATGATGCGGAAGCCCTGCTTGTAGGCGATGTCTTCCCAGAGGGCCGGGGCGGCGTCCGGGGTGTTCTGGGCCGTGTCCCAGAGGTCGGAGGCGGCGCGCTTGATGGTGCCGCCCCAGTTGATGCGCATGCCGGCTTTGACGAGGCTGCCGGAGCCGGTCAGGCGGGTGAAAAGCTCCGGCGCGAGACTCGCGTCGGCGTCAGTGAGACTGGCGGCGCTTTTGACGATATAGGGGCGCAGCGCCCGCGCCCGCTCGGTGTAGGTGCTCATGTTATTCCGCCTCCCCGAGCAGGATCTTCGCGGCGGTCTCTGCATCTGTGAGTGGTAGTGCCGCGCCCATTTCCTCATAGCTGCCCTCCGGCTCTGTGCCTTTCAGCGTGTAACCAGCGAGATGGAACACCATGTCAGAAAGCACCTGATGCTCAGTTCCTTCTTTATCCGTAATAATCACAGCCATCTTCGCGCAAAATGCTTCTGCTTCGCTTTCCTCGCATGGGACATAGCAGCCATTTTGATGCAGTTTAATCGGTATTACTCTGTCCGCATAGCCAGCAAACGTCCCTTCGCTTGTTACTATATACATACTTCCCCTCCGATCTTTTCCGCGTATATTTGTTTCAGCCGACTTGTACTTGCGGTACGCAGTCGATTTTTCCAGTAGCCGTTTTCCTGCCCCGGCCATTTATCATCCGTAAAGTCTTCACTGCAGCCGTTTTTTTCATACCAGCGGCAGAGGCGTTCAAGCATTTCTTGTCGCATTGCGCCCTCTGGTGTGTTCGGCCTGAAATGCTCCCATCCGTTTTCGGACGTCGCAGCGCATATCCGCCTGCCGTCTGCTGCAAACAGGAACCCTTCAATCTCCGATACAACAGTTCCGTACCGGAGATTAAATGCTCCATCGATGCCATTCCCACGGAACCGCTTATACACGATATATTCCATGCGCTTCTCCCTCATACGCAAAAGCCGGGCGCGAAGCCGAAGGAAGCGCGCGCGGTGCGGTCTTCGACTGTCCCGTTGGTGTTCACATTCTCGAAACCGTCGGAGCTGCTCGCAAGCGGAGAACGGAGCCACCAACGAGCGGCGGCACTCGTTCCGTTGTGCTTGTACTTTACCTTGCTGTTTCCAGCGGAATAATAGGCGTACTGCGCTTGCTTACTCGCCTCGTTCGAGTTTGCTCTCGAAATGCTCCCGAAAACCTCAAACTCCGAGAGGAGGAAAAAGTAATCCTTTGTCGCCGTGACCGCACTCGCGGATGTGCTATTATTTCCCGTATTGTCCGTGTACTTGGTAACGGACTTTAGGACTGCACGGAGCGCCGCCGGAATGACTGCGATAATCGTTCCGGAATAGCTCGAGAGGCTTGTCCCGCAAATATTTGTACGCATTTGCGAGCTCGCCCATCCGCCGGAGTTCGTTGCACTACTGTTCATAGAGAAATAGCCGGTTGTCGAAACGGGCGAGGTATAGTAACTGTCGCAGAAACACACGTCCGTACCGCCGGAGAGCGCCGTTTTGCCTAACTGGAAATGAATACGGTTTTCCCCTTCTAGGCTCGCATTATGGTTGAATCCAATGACAAATGCGTATATTGTGTAATTAGATAGTGTAAGATGTCCAACCGTGCCGTTTAGCGTTACCGCCTTTCGGTCGCCAATGCTCCAATAGTTCGCGCCCTGTCCCGCGTCGGATATATTTTTTATTGTTTCCCAAGTATTTTTATTCAGTGTCGGATATACAAAATTAAGCGCCACCGCATAGCTATCCGTGATGGATACGGATTTTGTGTCGGACGTTTTCCCATCCAGTGTCGCAGATACGCTCCATGTGCCGATCTCCGGAACGATAAGCGTACAAACTCCGGTACTGTCCGATGTTCCGCTGATCGTTTTGGAGCCGTGTGTCGCTGTGACTATCGCACCCGCGGATACCGTTACGACCAGTTGCGGAACGATCCCGGTTTGAATTGCACGAACCGCGCTTGCAAAACCATCTGGGTAAGTCAGCGGGTCGGATGTTCCGCCTTTTTCTCTGATGGCATCGGCAACTGACGTGAGTTCTATATCGTTCGTTAAATATTCAGTTGCCATCAGAAGCTCCCTCCATTCGCGTTTGCGATCTCTACCGCCGCCCACGCACCGGAAACAACCCGCAGAAATTTTCCATTATCAGCGGCGGTGACAGACGGCACTTCGCGAACCTTGACAGCTCCTGTTTTCCCGTTCACGCTCGTCACGGGCGCTTCCGTTAGATAATCCGTGCCAGCCGCGGCCACCTCCCACGCCGTCGGCTTCCCTCTGGCGTCCACCGCCTTGACCTTGATCAGGTCCCCGACGGCCGCACCGGAGGCGAGGATCACATCTTGCTTTCCGTTCCACGCGTCTTTGTTGCTGCGCACGTCGGCGATAGCCTCGTCGATCTGCGCGCCGGTATACTGGCTGTTGTACGCCATGCGATCACTCCTTCATGCACAGGAAATCCTCTCCGTCAGCCGTTTTCATGGTCTGCGACTGTCCGGACGGGATAAATCCATAATTGTCATTCCAGCTGCCGTCCGCGCCCTGCGCGAACAGCGAAATTCTGTATTCTCCGTCTCCGGAAAGCAGGAAATCGTCGTATACCTCAAAGGTGCGCTGCGTCCCCGCGGGGGTCTGGGAGAAGGACGCGATCAAAGCGCCCTTCCCGCGGCCCCAATCCTCGCCGGACTTCGTCGCGCGGCACTCAAAAGCCGTATAGGCGATGTCCGACGAGAATGTGACGGTGATCGAGTCGAATCCCGAGACTGCCGATATCTTGTTTCCGGTAATGGAGAAGGTCAACTCCGGCGCGGCCATTAGGCTGCGCTCCACGTCCCGGCGGCGTTCTTGACGAAGACCTTCACGATCTTCACGCCGTCGCCGGAGGACGCTGCTTCGAGATCCGCGCCCTTGACGGTGACGTTGATAGCGGTGTTCTTCTTGTAGCCGCCTGTCGTGCCGCTGACGTTGGTGGAGCCGCCCGTCGTCGGGATCTGGGTGCCCGCCGTGTGCAGGCTGCTCGTCGCCGGGACGACGCGGACGGTGTATTCCTCGAAGTCCACGTCGCAGACGAAGGAGAATGCAGCTGCGTCGTAGCCCGTTACCTTGGAAATGCGGCTCTTGTCGGGGCCGGTGATGGTCACGGCGGGGATCGAGGTGTTGAGCGTGATGGAGTCGCTGGCCGCAGTCGATTCGTTGCCGACGTCGTCGCGCACCTTTACATAGATCGTCTTCAGGCCGTCGCCGTCCGGGAGCGTAATGGATTTTGTTGCGGCGAACGTCTCCCACGACGCATCTGCTTCCTTTGCCGCCGCCTTTGTGCCCCAGATCTTCATCTGGTAGCCGGTCGTCGCGGCGTCGGTGACTGAGATCTTCGCGGTGACGGTCGCGCTGGTCGCGTACTGCGCGCCGTCGTTCAGGATCAGCGATAGGCCGGCAGGTGCCAGCGTATCAAGTGTCAGATTGAAAAAACTTGCCATCTGGATTTATCCCCTTTCTTCGCTTGTGAGTTCGATGTACAAAAAGCCGCCAGGCCTTTCGTAGATGGTTTCTGTGCCCAAGCGGGCGGATTTGATGCCCATGGAGCCGATGAACAGCTCCAGAATGCGTTTGATTCCAACTGCCAGCATGTTATCCCTCCAACAGATACAGTGTCCGCGCGTCCTTTTTGTCCAGCGCGTCATAGTCCGATTTTGTCAGCACGCGGATCTCATCGATCTGCGCCGATGCAATGCCTCCGCCGCCAGAGCCGCCGCCGGCACGCACGGAAACGTTAAAGGAAACGTCGACCGGATCGCGGTTCTTGAGTTCAAATTCAATGCCGCCCATCACAACACCGCCTTTGATAGCGCGTGCGCAACGTCGATCTGCTTGATCTCCGAGCCAATCACGTCACCGCTCTTGAATTTCACGCGCACCTGCATCTGGCAGAGCTTCGGGAGCCGAAAGGTCTCCTGCTGGGTGATGGGAATGTGGAACTTTCCATCCGAGTATTCCGCTTCCCCCGGATAAATTTTTTTGAAATTGAATAAAGTGAACTCAACCGCCTTGACATCCGCAATATTGATGGGGGAACCGTTGTTTTTGATCGTAACATCGAGGCTGTACGCATCACCCTGTACCATGCTGCTCATACGTCTATTCCTCCATATCTTTCGTGGAATATCGCTCTAATTCTTCCGCGCTTTTCCTCTTCAAAATGTTTGCGATTTCCTCCTGCGTAAGCCACGGCAGCTTGCTCAGAATCGTTTCGTCGTCAAGGTAGCTCGCGGCAAGCAGCACCATCTGCGTCTGCTCCAGCTGGTTCACGATCTTCGAGCGCGTAAATGTCGGATCATCGTCAATGCCGATCAGTGCAAAAAGCTGATACAGGAAATCACCGACGCAGTATTCGAATTCGTCGACCTTGTTGTCCATCTGCTGGTATGCCGCCGTGATCTCGGTCGCCGTCTTTTGCCCGCCCTGTATTTTCGTGGTATCCAGCATCTGAAAGTCCCTGTAAAGATCGTCGCTGAGTCTGCTCAGCAGCGCTTCCCGCGCCTCGACTGGAATCGTAAGCGTGTGGGCCTCCGCCTTTGCGCCGTCGTCGTCCACAAGGCCGACTCCGATCCGCCGCATAGTTTCTTTGAACCGCGCCATATCGATTTCGTCCATGCCGCCTGCGTTGGAGATCGTCCAGTAGATAATCGATGCGTCATCTACGGTATCCGCGAAACCGGATTTGATCAGATCGTAGCAGTCAATTGCCTCGCGTTGGCCAACAAGCTCGGACTGCCGGGCGCGATTGCCGTACATGGGGATGATCGGGAATCCGGGGTAATTCTGATACTCCAAGATTTCTGTTCCGTCCACCTCAGACGAGGCTTCGACGGAGATATAGCCGCGTTTCGGTGCTAAAATCTCCATCTCTTTCCCGCTCCTGCGGATGAATTGTGTGAATCCGTCCGGCTCGTACAGTGTCGCCCGCAGCGGCTTGTTCGCAGCCACCTGCCAGAACCGAATACCGGCGCGAAGCGATCCGTTTTCCTCATCCAGCAGCGGCACAAATTCCAGGGCCGTGAACACTTCCAGATGATCGAGGTTCCAGAAGCCATAAGCCACGCCGCTAACAAGCGCCGAGCGCGCCAGATCCTGAATCTGATTGTCAAATTTTCTGCCGAGCCGCTTCTTGTTCTCGGCGTTTTTCAGTATCACGCCGTTGCTGAGCAGATACTGTGTTTCCTGCCGCATGAAAATCGGGAAGAATGCGCTGCGGAGCTTGTAATTTGCGCTATAGTTGTCCGGGATAGCCTTCCCGGACAGCGTATAAAGCAGCTTCTGCACGGTAATGATGGTAACATTTCGGTGCTCGTCGTATTCCCGCGCAATTTTTGCCTGCTGGTACAGATCCGAGTTTTTATGATCGTTGATCGCCGCCAGAACAAATTCCATTCTGTCCCGATCCGATTTTTCGGCGACCTCTAAAAAATCCTGATATGTTTTCATGCTTCACCTTCTTATCTCGCCAGCTCCGGAACATAGGCGTGCTTTTTGAATTTCTTTCTCAAAATCGTCATTACCATATACCGGCATTCGTCCATCGCGTGATCGTTTTCCTTTACAACGCGGTCGACTTCGCTTTTTTCGTCCCAGCGGTACAGGCCAAATTCCCGAATTGTATTTTCGCATCCCTCGTAAATCTTAACCTTCCCGGATGCCAGCATCTCGGATGTTGTTTGAATTCCGGCCATGACGTCATTTACTGCTCCGCGAACCTTGTATTCGTGATGTTTTTTGATGGTTGCAATAAAGGCGTCTGCCGACGGGTCGACGACTATGCACTGTATGTCTCGCCCGCCAGCCAAACGCCTGATTTCCGTGTAGTATTCTTCCGGGGATTTTTCTTCTTTTTCCTCCCGGCCGCAATAGTAGTATTCTGCGATCCGTACGGCCCGCTCACTTGTTACGTGCCACAGCCCTGCTGAAAATGGATTGTGCGTGCCATAGTCGACGGAAATATAATATTCGCCGCCCGTCGGAATCTCGTGCACGATGCAGTCTTCCCCGAATTTTTGATAAACAAGGCCTTCGGCCACTACCCAGCGCCCGCGCACATAGCGCTCGTAAAAAACGCCAGAATACATTTTTTCGAAGCGCTCGAGCGTTTTTTTGCTCAGGCCCGGATTATCCTGCATTTCGAAATGCAGATAGAGCGCATTTTTTTCGCTTTGACGCAGAATCCAATCGTTGTAAAACCAGTGGTTGGGATTGCCGGGATTGCAAGAGAACCACAGCTTTGCACCGTCCACAGAGCAACGTGCAAGTGCCTGCTCCACAAACGATCGTGGCATCAGCACCACCTCGTCCAGCAGCACACCAGCCAGCGTCCGGCCTTGGATCAGTGTATAGCTTGCCTCGTCCTTACCGCCGAACACTTCAAAGTAATTCGTCACGGCTCCGCGCCGCACTTCCATCACCTTGTCACCGCGCCGCCAGCGGATGATATATCGCTCCTTCGCAAGGCTCATCGCCGTAAACGGCACGATAATGTTCTTTGTGCAGCTATCCACTGTTCGGCCACACACGCCGAAGCGATGACCGCTGAAATTCTCCATCGCCCAGCGGACAAACGACCACATCATGATAGAGGTCTTGCCGGAACGCACAGCGCCGTCGCAAATCAGCGCGTCATACTTGGAATATGAGAAAGCAATGATTTTCCGCTGCTTTAAGCTAATCATCGCTCTCCAACCCTTCCGCCATTTCGCGCAGGCTTACGCTCAGCGCGTCCTCCTGCGCGTTATCAGTCGGCAAACCCAGCTCGACAACGTCACGCTGGCCAAGATATTGTTTCCCGAGCCAAATAGCCATGCTCGCGTTCTTTTCCGCAAGCCGCCACTGGCTCCGGCGCAGTGAAATTTTCCCCGCTCCTCGCTTTTGCTTAAATACCTCGGAAAAACTGGCATGATAGGTGCGTTTACACCAACTATCCAGTGTTTTATCAGTCACACCAAACCAACCGCAGATTTCCTCAAGCGTGCATTGCAGGCCGCATAGGTTCTCGAACTGTTTTTGATCTATTTCCTTTCTTGGCCTTGCCATACGCGCCCTCCTTTCTCTGCTGGCGTTTGATAAACTTCTCCATGTCCCGCTTCAAATACGGGCTGCTGGTTTTGGCTATAATCGCCCGTGCTTCTTCAATCGTCATTCAGTAACACCGCTTTCTTACCCGTAAACTTCTCCCAACGGTCAACAATGACATCAGCATACTTCGGATCGTACTCCATGCAGAAAGCGTGTCTGCCATTCTGCTCCGCCGCCATGATCGTTGTGCCAGAACCAGCAAACAGGTCAAGCACATTCTCTCCCGGCTTGCTGGAACACTGCATCTGATAGTCAAACAGCTTAATCGGCTTCATAGTCGGATGCTCCGCAGACTTGACAGGCTTGTCGAAATTCAGCACAGTTGTCTGTCTGCGGTTCTTGAAGAAATAATGCTTCTTCCCTTCTGTCCATCCGTATAGGCAAGGCTCGTGCTCTTCCTCTTCAATCTCGCTCTCACCATACAGGCACGGCTCATGTTTCCACTGGAAATCCTGTCTGCCCATCACAAGGGAGTTTTTCACCCAGATCAGGCACTGCCTGACGCGCAGCATTGCGTCTTTACACGCGCCGCGAAAGTTATATCCCTCGCTGTCTGCGTGCCAGATGTAGAACGGAGCGCCAGGTTTCATAACCATCACCGCATTGGAGAAAGCATCCGTCAGGAACCGCCTAAATGCCGTATCCTCCATATTGTCGTTCTTAATCTTCCCGGCGGTGCCCTGATAGTCCACATTGTACGGCGGATCTGTGAGCAACAAATCCATTTGTGCCCCCTCTACGAGCTTCTGTACGTCTGTCAAAGACGTGCTGTCTCCGCACATAAGGCGATGGTCTCCGAGCTGGTACACATCGCCAAGTTTGCTCTTCGGCTCTGCAGGAAGAACCGGGTCATAGTTGTCCTCCACAACGGATGTGTCCAGCTCGTCGCGCAGGCCCCAGTCAAAGTCAAACGCCGACAGGTCAAGACCAGGCAGCTCATCAGCCAGCAGGTCAAAGTCCCAGTCGCTCTCGTTGCTCTTGTTATCTACCAGCCGCAGAGCGTTCACCTGCTCCGGTGTCAGATCATCCACACAGACGCACGGCACTTCTTCCATACCCAGCTTCTTTGCCGCCAGAGCGCGGCAGTGACCGATTACAATCACACCGTCACGGTCAATCACAATCGGCTGCACAAAACCGTACTGCTTGATGCTCTCCGCAACGTTGTTGATTTGCGTCTTGTCATGCTTTTTCGCATTTTTCCCGTATGCAGTAATGCTGGAAAGATTTCTGTTTTTTACATCCATGTTGTCCTCCCAATCAAACCCGATCACCGGTCAGCCACCTCATCCTTTCGTTCTCGTGTCTCCGTGTGTGAATAAATATATTTATTCACACCGGAGAACACGAGAACAGGAGGAGGAGGTTTCCGCAGAACGCTGCGGTGCCGATGAAGAAGGGCGTAGAGTTGATCTCTACGCCCTTATAGTAAATGTTAAATTTGGCTCTGGGACGCAGACTTTTTCACAAAAGCCCTCTTTTTTGCCCCACAAGGCGAATAAATTGCCTGTGCCACTCCTGCGCGGTGCGTTCGGACACATAAACCGCCATCGCAGCGCCCTGCAGGGTATGCGTCCGCTTCCAAAGAACCAAATCTATGAGCCGGAGTCGCTCCGCGCCGTCAACGAGCTGTTCCGTCTCTGCGATTGCATCCGCAACGGCAGCGCGCTCGGCCTTCGTCATCAGCCCGCCGCCCTTATAGCTGCGGATCATCCATTTTGCATAGGCCCACCAGCCGTATCGCGGCGTGCTCATCAGTAATGTTGCCTCCCCTCCCGCTTTGCGCGGTTCGCATCGCGCAGCGTCCGCATACAGCCCCTTGTCGTTGCATATCTCGCCGCGTCCTTTGATTGCTCCTGCTTGTATCTGTCCGCCTCCCGGCGGAATGCTATGTATCGGGTGCAGTCCGTGTGACAGCCGGTGTGCCTATCCGCACAGCCTTTGCACGGAGCCTGCACCGGTGTAAGCCCTAGATTTCCCTGCATTCGTCCACCCTCACACATACGCGTTTGCCGCCCACCTCGACGACGTAGCCCGTCCGGTTTGTCCTGTATTTGTATTTCTCGGCAGGATATATCCGCCCGCGAACGGGCCGCATTTCCGGGTATACCGGGATTGATCGTGTAATCAGGATCTGCACGCGCTCCGCCCGGCCCATCACAGCTTTCCCATGTGCCGCCCAGGCGCACGCCTCGCTGCAAAAGTTGTATTTTGCCTTGTACTTTGACGGAGCCCGCATAAACGTTTTCCCGCAGGCATCGCACATCAGCTGCATCGGCGGTCTTGGCGGCTTGCGCTGCGTCTTGCTCATAGCTTTACCCCATTGATGTACTTATCGAAATACGTCACAGCTACCGCCATAGCCGCCCACATGTCTGCTGAGAAACCGTAGAAGAAACCGGGGTCTTTCTTCGTGCCCTTGCCGAAATTCGGCTGGCCGGGCGCGTAGCGGTCGACGAGGGCCTGCCGGATGTTTGCATCTTTGGCCGATAGCGAGCCGCACAGGTCCAGTTTTTCTTCCCGGCGGAATATCCGCGTCGGCCCATATCCAGTCTGCCACAACACGGTTTGCCAGAACCGTCCGATCCAAACGCACGTGTCGAAAACCTCTTGGCCTACCGTCATGCCCATACCCGCGATCATCTCGATTGCCACGTCATGGCCGTTCCCGTAAAGCTTCCGCTCAAGCATCGGCAGCAGCTCATTGTTACCTTTCTTCCCGGCCTCCAGCACGCGGCGAATTTCCTCGCCGTCGTGCTCAACCACCACATAGCCAGATTTGATATTACCGGGGTCAATCGCCAGAATCGTTCCCATCAGGCCACCTCCTTTGTTCAAAGTCTTTGCATTCCTCTCCGGAAAAGAACCTCCGTTCCAATTCCTTCTCCGAGAACCGTTCCGCCTTGTGTTTCAAGCACCGGTACGGATAAACGTAGTTCTTTCTGTATTCCAGGTTCTTGCAAGTCAAGCAGCAATCCTGCATCAGCTTTCCTCCTTTCGCGCTCCCACGAGCAAACCGCAAGCCTTTCATACTATCCGTTTCGCGCAATACGGGCAAAACTTATATTCTGCCGCTTCGCAGCAGTCCATAAATGCACCGCAGGTCGAGGCACAGCGGATTGCGTCTACCGTGACCGGCACGGGCTTTTTGGGGCGCGTGTAAAACATCTTAGACAGCCAAACCGTATCGCCCGGTCTGAGCCGCTTACTGTCCATATCCTCATACGCTGCGAGACGTTCCGCCATCTGGACGAGTTCGCCGATCGTCGCATAACCCAGCGCGTGACCGTTTACCAGCACGCAATCCTCATCTCGGCTTGTCATCCGTTCCATCCTGCTTCGCCTCCTAAACTTCCAAAATGGAATTTCCAGCCGGAGGTTTCGCGTCAGCCGCAACCGCTTCGGTCTCGCTCAAAAATACTCTCACACCGATCTGGTCCACAGGGATACCGATATCCACAATTTCCCCCGGAACAATGATGCTTGCTGATATTCTTGTAACCTCATGTGGTTGCACGCCAATGCAATCTCGCGCGTTATTTTTGTATGTCTTAAACCACACCGTATCGCCCACCTTGCACGGCAGAATCACGACGCGCCCGTCCTTGTCGGCCTCGGCAAGCTCGCGGATACGGCTAGGCTCCACGCCCAGCGCCTGCGCTGCCAGATTTATCATCTTGTCCTCCGTAAATGGAGCCTTGATTTCCTCCGGCGTCAGCCCCGTGTCCTCGTAGGCCGCTAGGCGCTCAATTAGCTTGTCAAACGCAGGGCAATCCACGCAAGCCATATCCACGTTGCAGTCTTCCGAGCATTTCATGTAGTGGTCTTCCGTGAGACAGTACTTTTCAGTCAGTCGTTCCATGTCTGTTCCTCCCTATTCAATCCAAAACGTTGCAGCCGGAACAAGTTCTTCATTCCACCGCAGCAGATCATTCCACGCTTCAAGGATTCTTCGAAAAAACTGTATCGTCCCTTCCACCGTTCCCCATCCGTTCGGTGCTTCGTATTCTTTGAACGAATCTGGGGTCTGCTCCAATTTTCTCAAGCCAGCCTCGATTTTTGGAATTACATCCACACAAAGCCCATTGTTCTGGCAGTTCTTCCATTCCAGACCAGTTGATTTCTCAATAATCTTCCGAACGTTCCACGTTATATTTGCGTCGCACGTACCAACGGGGACGTAGGTATCAACTCCTTCGACTTTGACCTTGAACGAAATATCGTAGCTCATGTGTCTTCCTCCACATACCGCCAGCTCTGCGGCGGGCTGGTAATCGGTCCTGGTGCCAATCCGAATTTTGTCTCCCGCAGTCCGGTAAACTCCCACAGATCGCGCGGGTGATCGTAAACGCGCAAATCTGAGATGTGCCAGCCGAAGCCGGTGGCAGCTCCGAGATACTGGTGCAGCTCCGCAGGCTCTAGACAGGTTGGCCGCGCAGCATCCGACGGGATCCTTCCCGCGCCGTTAATGTTGATGATCTCATCGCACAGAAATTCCCCGATAACCTTTTGCCGCTTATCCCATAAGCCAGTGGTCGGCGCTTTTTCCGTCTTTATGAAAACCGGCTTGCCGTGATACGT